GGCCGCTGTGGCGCGGCTTTCCGGGGATTTTGCTTTGCGGTCAAAGAGGTGCTATGCTCCCCTTGGATATGCCGTTGTGGCATCGGTTTCTTGGGAAACATGTGCCTATACGGCTAGATATACAGCAAAGAAGAATGGTACACAAGATGTTAAAGCTTATGAAGAATTTGGTATGGAGCCTCCTTTTACCCTTATGTCTCGCCGTCCTGGTATTGCCCGACAGTATTACGACGATCATTCTGATTTGTTCGATCGTGAGTTTATTAACGTATCCACCGAAAAAGGAGGTCGAAAGTTCCGTCCGCCTAAATATTTCAGTAACCTGTATGATGTTGACTATCCTGAAGCTTCAGCTAAACTAAAGGAGATAAGAAAGGAGATGGCTAAGAATTTGAAAGCTGCTAAGTTGGAGCAGACGGATTTGACATATTTGGAGTATCTTGAGGTTGAAGAGTTTAACCTGTCTCAGCGAATTAAATCTTTGGAAAGGAAGTTGTGAGTATGGCAAGAAAGCGTATGAAGCCCTCTAAAGATCGAAAGGTTTTTCGGCGTACTGCTGTGAGCAGTAAAAAGATTAATATTAATCCTACAATTTATCGTGGAGGCATTAGATTATGATCGTTTTTAAGGTTGAACGAGCTAAATTTTATAATTTGCTTGATGATTTGATGGCTCGTGTTGAAAGAGTTTCCGATGGTGATGTTTTGGAAGTGAATTTCGGTTCTGGAGATCCTGTCCTTTTTATGGTTTATGATGAAGAAAGAGAGGAAAATGAAAATGATTAAAAACGTTTATTCTGTGAGAGATTGTAAGTCTGGTTTTGGTCCCCTTATGCTGCAGGATAATGACGCAGTTGCTATGCGTGCCTTTTCTGTGACTGTCCGTCAGGCTGATAGCATGATGCACTGGTGTGCTCCGGATTATGCCTTGTTCTGTGTTGGATCCTTCGATGATGATACCGGTTTGTTTCATTCCTTAGAGGTTCCTAAGCATATCTGTGATGCCGTAGCATGTCTGGATAGTGAGGAGTGATGAAATGGTTTTCTCAACTCAGTTTGACGCGCGTGCTCGAATTATTTCGAACGCTGGTAGCCGTATTAAGCAACTATACGAAGCTCGAGTCGATAACCAAGGCCATATTGACCTTGTGGAGTCAGGCACAGAAGATTTGTACGACTATATTCAGTCATTCAAGGAATCCTGTGATATTAACACTATTGTTAAGCGCTTTGCTGCTGGCGATACTGATGTTTTGGCCAGACGTCAAGCCACCTACGGAGATTTTACCCAGCTCCCCGGAACATATGCTGAACTCCTCAATACTGTAATTCAAGGTGAGAACTATTTTAATTCCCTCCCTTTGGAGACCAGAGCTAAATTTAACCATAGTTTCCGTGAGTGGATGGCCTCTATGGATAATATGCAAGAATTTGTTGAAAAAATGGGTTTTTCTGGTGAAGCGCCTCCGCGGCCAGCGGCTGATCCCGATTCCTCTACTTCTCCCTCGGCGGCCTCGCCCGACGGTGAAACTTAACGAAAGCAGGTGAAAAAAGTTGTCTCGTAATTCTCAGTCTCATTTTGCTACAAATCCGACTAATATTGATATGTCTCGGTCTCGTTTTGATCGTCCCTTTTCGCATAAGACTACGTTTAATGTTGGTCAGATTATCCCGTTCTATGTTGACGAAGTGCTCCCCGGTGATACGTTTGATGTTGAGACTTCCCGTGTTGTGCGTATGCAGTCTCTCATTACTCCTGTCATGGATAATATCTATCTTGATATGTATTATTTCTTTGTGCCTAATCGTATTGTCTGGGCACATTGGAAAGAATTTATGGGCGAAAATTCTTCGTCCGCGTGGATCCCTAAAACTGAATATTCCGTTCCCCAGATCACCGCACCTGCCGGAACTGGATTTAATGTTGGAACAATTGCTGATTATTTAGGTGTTGTTACCGGTGTTCCCAATATTTCTGTCAATGCTTTGCCTTTCCGCGCTTATGCTCTCATTTGCAACGAGTGGTTTCGTGATGAGAATTTGTCTGACCCCTTGAATATTCCGGTTGATGATGCTACGGTTGCCGGTGTGAATACCGGTACTTTTGTATCGGATGTTGCCAAAGGTGGTTTGCCGTATACCGCTGCTAAGCTTAGGGATTATTTCTCAAGTGCTTTGCCAGCGCCACAGAAAGGGCCGGATGTTTTGATTCCTTCGGCTACTGCTGGTAATTATCCTGTTGTTCCTTTGACTGGTGAGACTGTTCCGTCTGACGTTTTGCCTGATTCTGCTCGTTATACTTTTGAGTGGTTTGGTAAGGAATCTGCATCTGGTTCTAATACTGTTGGTATGGGATCTGTTGCTGCAAATGCTGATGGTACACAGCTTTCCAGTCGTGTTGATGGCCAGAACGTTGGTTATCCTGTCATTAATAATCTTTTTGCTGTTGCTTCTGGTGGTCTTGGTGCAACGATCAATCAGTTGCGTATGGCGTTCCAGCTTCAGAAGTTGTACGAAAAAGATGCCCGTGGCGGCACCCGTTATATTGAAGTTCTGAAAGCTCATTTCGGTGTTACCTCTCCCGATGCCCGGCTGCAGCGTCCTGAGTATCTCGGCGGTAATCGTATTCCGATCAATATTAATCAGGTGCTCCAGACGTCTGCTACTGCCGAAGGTACTACCCCGCAGGGTACTCCTGTTGGTCAGTCTCTTACTACAGATACCCATCATGATTTTAAGAAATCTTTTGTCGAACATGGATTTGTTATTGGTGTTATGGTTGCCCGGTATCGCCATACTTATCAGCAAGGTCTTGAACGTTTTTGGAATCGTCATACCCGCTTTGACTATTATTGGCCGGTGTTGGCTAACATCGGTGAACAGGCTATTCTTAATAAGGAAATTTATGCGCAAGGAACTGATGAAGATGAAGAAGTATTCGGCTTTCAAGAGGCCTGGGCGGACTATCGTTATAAACCGGATCGTGTCTCCGCTGAGATGCGTAGCGCATATGCACAGTCCTTGGACGTGTGGCATCTGGCAGACGATTACGACAAACTGCCTGCTCTATCCGACAGCTGGATTCGCGAGGATCCTGCGAACGTTGATCGTGTCCTTGCTGTGCAGTCTAACACTAGTGCTCAGCTTTTCGCTGATATTTTTGTCATGAACCGGACGACCCGACCCATGCCGATGTATTCTATTCCTGGCTTGATCGATCATCATTAAGGAGGTGTTGTTATGGCTCTTGGAGTTGGTCTCGCAGGCGCCGCCGCCGCTGCTGGTCACTATCTTGCTCGTAATGGTGCTTCTCAGAACGCGGTGAACTCCGCTATGTCTGAAAACAGAGCTTCCGGCATGTTGGATGCTATCCAGAATAACCGTGATTATAATAATCAATGGTCTGCCTCTCAGGCCGATGAACTCCGTCAATGGCAGGAGCAGCAGAACCAGAAAGCTATGAACTTCAACGCAGCGGAAGCTGCGAAGAATCGAAATTGGCAGGAATACATGTCCAATACTGCTCATCAAAGAGAGATCGCGGATCTTAAGGCTGCCGGCCTGAATCCTGTCCTTTCCGCGCTCGGAGGTAACGGTGCTGCCGTTACCTCCGGGGCAACCGCATCCGGTGTAACATCGTCCGGAGCGAAGGGCGATGCAGATCAAACTGCCAACAGTGCCCTTGTCTCTGTCCTTGCCAGTATGCTCAATGCTCAAACAACCCTCGAATCCCAGCGTATAAGTGCGCAGAACAACCTTGCAGTTGCTGATAAGTATAATGCTACCTCTGAGCTTGTAGCTCGTTTAACGGGCGAATATGGTCTTGCAAGTGCGGACATTCATGCTGGTGCTACTCGTTATGCTGCGGATCGTGGCGCAGCTGCCACGCTTGGCGCTGCCAGCATGTCCAGTGCTGCCACCCGTTACGCTGCTTCTCAGGCTGCTGCTGCATCAAGATATGCCTCTGATATTGGCCGTCAGAATGCTGTAACTTCTGCTATTGCCAGTGAGAAGAACTCTACACGCAGTTATAATGCAAGTAAGTATGGCAGTGATCAGAGCTTTAAGGGTACAAAGTATTCTGCCAATGCGAATATGGCTGCTGCTGGTATCCACGAGCTTGGAGATAATATTGAGGCTATCCTCAATGCTGTTTTTGGTGGTCGTCGGAAAATTGGCTTTTAATCGTGATCGGTATTTAGACCGTCACGAAACTCAGCCCCATTACCCTCTTGATGTAATGGGGCTGAGTGACACCATATACGGAACGAAAGCAAAAAAGATGAATATCTTACTTGATTTTTTCGGCGAAGTCAAGTATTATTTGAGTGAAAGGAAAGGAGTGGTTTTTGTGGATGAAAAGACTAAGCGATTGATATTGATTGTTGTTATGATAGTTGTTGTTCTTTTTGTTCTTACACAGGTATTGCCTTTTCTGCTTGGCGTTGTGTTGATTCATGGTTTTTCTGATGCTATGAAAGGAATTTTTGATGCTGTGGAGGCATCTGTTTAGTGGCGTGTAAGCATCCACTGAAAGCTTTCGTTATTGGTGTCCGTCCTGATGGTAAGCAGGACTTAAAGATACGGCCGTATGCCGTGAATCATTTGGAGTTTATACATAATCGTTGGGTTGATGTCTATATTCCAGATCGTGGTGCTTTTGCAGATCGCGCTGTTTATGAGAGCATAGAGATCCCTTGTGGTAAGTGTATAGGCTGCCGCCTTGAGTATTCCCGTCAATGGGCGAATCGTTGTATGTTGGAGTTGCAATATCATAAGTCCTCCTATTTTGTGACCTTGACATATGATGATGAGCATGTGCCTATTGGTTATTATGCTGATCCGGCTACCGGTGAAGCCAAAGAAAGTATGACGTTGCGCAAGCGTGACTTTCAGTTGTTTATGAAACGGCTGCGAAAGCAGACCGGTCAAGATCTCAGATTTTTTATGGCTGGTGAGTATGGCAGCCAGACGCTGCGCCCTCATTACCATGCAATTATTTTTGGTTTGGAGTTGAATGATCTACAGTTCTGGAAAAATTCAAAATTGAATTATCCATATTACAATAGTCCTACTATTGATCGTGCTTGGAGTGTCCTTCAGAAACCTAAGGGGATTCTTGATTGTAAGGGGAGCTATGCGGTATTTATAAGCTGGTGTTTTGGAGGAAAAACGGGCTATTTGTGCTGAATTGGATCACTTTTTGGAGCAAAACGATCAAAAAAGGAGGACTACCGAACCATGAAGAATCTGAAAAAGGTTCTGTCCCTGGTGCTGGCGCTGGCCATGGCATTGAGCCTGATGACCGCCGCCTTCGCCGCGGACGCGAGTGACTACAAGGATTATTCCAAAGTCACTTACAAAGAGGCGGTCGATGTTATGACTGCCGCCGGCATTTTCAATGGCGGCGACGGCAATAACTTCAACCCCGACGCAACCCTGAATCGTGAACAGGCTGCGAAGATCATCACCTACATGCTGGTGGGCCAGGAGAAGGCCGACAAGCTGACCACCACTGTGGCGCCTTACGCTGACGTGGCAGCTACCCGCTGGAGCGCAGGCTCCATTGCCTACTGCACCAACGAGGGCATCATTGCCGGCGACGGCAACGGCCGTTTCAACCCCACCGCGGGTGTGACGGGTCTGCAGTTTGCCAAGATGCTGCTGGTTGCCCT